TCACGGCTTTGCATCCGCATCAATGCTAAAGAGCGGGAGCTCATGGTCGTTTCGCTGCTGAACGCCCTTGAACGAAGGGTGCCTCAGCTTACCATCTTGCGTCCAGGCGCGATACTCGATGGTCGCGACGAGCAACGGCTCGGCGAACATCGCGCCCTTGCGTTTCAGAGCGACCGGCGGCCGCTTCGCCGGGATCGCGTCGAGCAGTTCACGAAGATGTGAAGATTCCTTATTGCTCCACCCGGTACCGCATCCGCCAACGTAGACGAGGCCGTCGCCCTTCCTAGCCGCCAGCAGCAGCCGGCCGATTGCGCCGGGCACGGTCGACGGCTCGTATCCGACGATCACGAAGGTGTCGCGGCGCGCGCATTTGATCTTCAGCCATTCCGGACGGCGGCCCGACCGATAGGGCTTATCCCGTCGCTTCGCGATGATGCCTTCGAGACCGTGCTCACATGCGACCCGGAAGAACTCGGCGCCGTCGGCGTGCACCTCCTCGGAGAAGCGGATCGCGCCAGTCCTGTCAGCGACGATCGGTTCGAGCAGTCGCCGACGCTCGGACAGGGGATGCATTCGAAGGTCTTGGCCATCTAGATAGAGGAGATCGAAGGCGAAGAAGATAATCTCGCTCGGCTCGTGCAGGCTTGGTCTTTTCCCGACCGCGCGCTGCAGCAGTCCGAAATCTGATCGGCCCTGGTCGTCGAGAACGACCGCCTCCCCATCGAGGATCATGGAGGCGTTCCCGAGCTCGCGCGCTTCGGCGACGATCGAACCGAACTTCTTCGTCCAGTCATAACCGCCGCGCGTGATTGCCCTCACCTCGCCGGGCTCGACATGGACAGCGAGGCGGTACCCGTCCCACTTCACCTCAAAGGCCCACTCCGGGCCTTTCGGCGGCTTATCGACCAGGGTTGCGACACATGGATCGACGCGGCGCGGCATCGGTTCGGGAAGTGCCGCGGGAACAGATTTCTTTCTGAGCGTTTTAGCCATGACGAATTAACGCATGAAACAGCGAAAACGTCTAAGCTGGAGCACCGGAGGAAAATAATGCCGAAGCCATCGATTTTTGCGTCGCCGAAGAGGAAAGACTTGTACCCCGATCGGGATTTGGATTGCCAATTAGCGCTTGAGGAAATCTTCCACGCGGTAGTCGAGGAAGCTGAGGACGCCGGCTGGTCTGAGCGAGAAGTCTGCGACGCCCTAATCGAACTCGCGCATAACCATTGGCTCGCGGTCGACGCCAAAGATACGATGTTCGAAGATGCCGTCGGCGTGATCCTTCGAAAGCCGAAGGCACCCCTGCTCAATTGACCTATTCGCTCTGCATCCGTCGCAGGCACCAATCCCAATAGGTCTCGACCATCTCGGTGGCCTCTCGCGCAGTATCGCAATAGCCTTGGTTCGGCGTCGGCGGGGACCCTTTGAACGTCCGAGGGACGGACCCGGCCCAGTTCCAGCGGCCAGCCGTCGGCCCGCCGGTCTCTTTCCTGATGCGGCCTATGTAGCCGATGCCATCAAACCCCAGCCAATCGAAATCGGTCGGCGGGTCATTGGCGTCCAGCTCGGTGCGGCGCCACTGGTATTTCGGCTGATAGGGGTCGGTCACGGATTAAACCGTTCACGCCCGGCTGCTTTGCAAATCCGTCGCCAAACGATTCCGCCCAGATTGGGGATCGTGAGCAGTTCGGCGCAAGGTATGTTCCTCAACTCCTCCGCAGTCTCATATCCGCGGATATTGAGTTCATGCAGAACAAAAAGGGGTAAGTTCAAGTCTGAAAGCTTCGTGGTCATGCCCGTATAAAAGCAGGCTTCTGCACGCCGCGCAATTTGTAGGATTCGCCAGCGCGGAACCAGTCACCTGGATGGCGGGTTTACAGAACGAGCCCAAGCTATCCACCCCTGCAAGGGCTCGTTGGACAGTGAACTCTCTTGGCCCCGTTGGTTGCACTTTGGGGCCATTTTTTTTGCAGAGGCGGAACTCAATAATACGGCCCGCGTTTTCTGACTTGTGGCACCCCTGAACCCCCAATGCAATGATCCTCCCCGGGATCATAGCCGGGCTTTACAGGGAAGTCAGTTTCCCGCGTAAAGCCTCTCAGTGATGATGACGCACATCTCCTTGGCCCCGACGCCCCATCGGGGCCATTCTTTTGTCTGGCGCCAAATCCAGCGAGCACTTTCATCGTGTCGGAACCCCTCGCTCTAGCTAGCAGCCCAGCGCCGCTATCCCTTCCCGATAATCACGAACACAATTCGCCTGATGGCCTCAGCGAAGCTCACGCCCAGCGCCATCGCGGCTATCCCCGTGACGCCGAGCGCGCCGATGCCCATCAGCTTCCACCGCTTCACGTCGTCGGTCACAGGCTTCATCTCGGCAACGTTCGAATCGATGGTTGATACCGATGCCTCCAGGTCGCCGACGCGGTCGACGAGCTGATCCATGCGTTGATGCACGGCAGCCCGGCTCGTCGCTGCCTTATCCTCTGCCCGCACCGACCCCTCCTCCAATCGCCGGATAGATTCCTGCAGGCCCCGCATGCCCGCCACCAATTCCCCAAGCTGGCGGTGAACCGCCGCATCAATTTCCATTGGTGCCATACCCTAGCGCCCTTCCCCGTGTCGCTCGCATTCCGCCTTCGTCCAGATCGCCGCGGCGCAGATGCCGACGGCGGTCCGGTCAATTTTCCGCTGATCTTCGGTCGTCGCCCCTCGCGCGCCGATCAGATCAGTGCCAATCACGCGCCGCAGACCGTCGACACTTGCCGGCGCCGTAGTCCCACACGCCGCCCCGATCGAGGCATAGGTCAAAATCACTGCGAGCATTGCTCGCTGCATCACCGCTCGCATCGTTCTGCCTTTCAATCTTAGTGATGACCGACCGGGCGCCGTCCTCGCGGATCTCGGCAACCAGCCAGATGAGACCGGCGAGCGCGAGCCCGCCGGCGATGATACGCGCCCACATGTCAGCGTGCCGGGGCGCGGTTCACCGACCAGCGGCCGGTGAGGAACATGAATGCCGCGAGCGAGCCGATAACGATCAGCAGCGCGGCAATGCCGAAGGCATAGGGATTGTTGACGCCGAGCACGGCCGAAAGGCCAGCGCCGCCGAAGAGCCCGCCAACAGTCGTGACCGCCGTACCACTCCTCTCGGCCGGCATATCGTCGGCCTTCGCCGCTTCGGGCTTTACGTCGGGCAGTTCGGCCGGCATTCGCGACGCCTCGAGCGCGTCGAGGAAGTTGCCAAAATAGCCAGCGATCAGCTTCGCCTTGTCGGTTCCGTTGACGATCTTGCGCGCGCCGACCGGATGATTGTCGACCTGGTTGAAATAGTCGGCGAGCTTCATGCCGGTGAAGAGGCCGCCGATCATGCCATCAAACAGGATACGGATGGCGGTTCCCATCTCGGCCGCCTTCTCCGGCGTCTTGGCGAGGCCGAACTTGTCATAGTTCTCTTTGCCCGTGATCTGCGGCAGGCCCCGGCCACGATAGAGCCAGCCGTCGTCAGGAGCGCTGTTGCCCATGCGGCCGCCATAGACCTTGTTGGCCAGCTTCCGCGGATTGCGGGCGAAGGGCTTGGCGCTGGCGATCGTCGGAAACCGTGACGGCCAGACCTCGGTCAGGCGCGCGGCCGAGTAATTGAGGTTCTCGGTCACCGGCTGCATGGTGCCGCCGGTCTCGTGAAAGACGGTCGCCAGCATGTAAGCGAGCCACCGATTGTCGATCACCTTGCCGGTCGACTGGCGCCGATCCCACTCGTCGAGGATGGCATTCATGCCGTCGATCTGGGATTGCATCAGGCGGCCGCCAAAAGGCGCGCGCCTCGCATAGGCGAGGAACGTCGTTCTATTCATAGGATATTTCCTTTGCTTCTGGGAAAAGCGCATCGGCCAAATGCGGCAGGATGCGGAAAAAGATTCGTCAAGTGCGCCTTAGCAGCGCATACTCCGCCCATCGCGGGACACTAAAACGGGCTCCTGCGACTGAGAGATCATAAGCGCTTTCGCCCTGAGTGGAGGAGTTGCGCTATGCTCGATCAAACGCAATCCGGATACATTCTTCCTGAAGGTTTTACTGTCATCGCCGCGGCCTTCGAAAAGGTCGTCAACGATCGCAACCTCGGTCGCCACAGCGACGAGGCAGATTGTCTCGCTCGTCGGGCCGTCAGCCTTTACATGAGTGGAACCCGCGACGAGCGGGCGCTTGAACTAGGCCTGAGAAATGCCTGTCGGCACGCCTTTGATCACTCCTCGCATCACGCCGGCAGCACCCAGGTCGTGGATCTGCTGCCGGAGTTGGTGTCATGGGCACGGAGTCTGACGGGATCGCCGGAGGGAGCCACAACTCTCACCGAACGAACACTTGAATATGCGATCGATCACATGTCCGAATTCGTTGACACGTCGGACGTCAGGGGATGGCTGGTGCGGATGATGGTGGAACTTCGCCTGGGTCGCAGCCGACGCCGGCGCAGGTCTCACGATGAGCTATGACTGGAAGGGCGCACGCAAGCGCCGCATGAAGATTGCGAGGATCGGAACGGCCGTCGCGCTGGCGGCCTTCTTGATATCCGCTGCTACTCAGGTTGTAACGAAAGCCCTGTAGGAGCAGCGTTGCATGGAAATCCCTTGGCACTACATTCACGAGAACTTTGACTGGCTTGGCCATATCGTTGAGGCGCTGTGCATTGCCGCTGTCGTTGCCGTTCCCGGCATGCTCTTCTACTCACGCCGCGACGCGGTCATCATCGCGCTCGCTTTCGGCGCCGGCCACTTTCATGGCCGCGAGAAGCGCGACTATGAAATTAGCGTGCACATGCCTCCACCTCACCTCGAAGCCTATAATTTCTGGCTCTGGAATTGGGATCAGGCCACAGATTTCTGGCCAGTCGCGCTGGTAGTATTCGCTTTGCTACTTTTGATAGCTCGCAAACAAAAAGGCCGCGGCTCCTAGCTCTCGCGGCATTCTTGGCCGGGGCCCACTGATCTTCATCGGCGGCGCTACAATCTGGTTGGGGCTTTCCCTAACGTGGCACGCTTCGGGAAAGCGAGAGCACATAACGCTCAGTTAACGATCAACCGAGGTGTTTCATGATCACCGTCGAAATTGCTAGGGCAGCATGGAGCCTTTCGGCTCGTCACCTTCCGCGCGGGCAACGCGACCCTGTTAAGATGGTCGCCGCGGCTATTGCCCTGGAGAGGCAACGGTGTTTGGAAATTTTCCCCCGAACGCTGCGGTGAAAACAGCGACGTCGTCAGGGAAATTTTAGCGCGGTGATCGAACGGCCCAGGACGGAAAAAGTTTCCCGAGCCAAGCACCCGTGGCGCGCCTGAAAGTGGCTCTTAATTCTCCCTGATCGTTCTGGATCCGAAGGTGAAAAGCAAATATCCAACCAAAATGCACCCACTCGTGATCAACAGAAGGTAATTCATATCGAGCCCGGTACCCCTATATTCTCGATATACCGACTCTCGGAACAATATAATGATGTGGCAGAGCGGATTGTACAGTATGTAGTCTTGGTAGGGATGCGGCATGCTATCCGGCAGGAAGAACATTCCTGAGATCAGGGACATGGGCCTGATTACCAGGCTAAATAATTGCTCGTATATCGGATAGCGGGCATACATGAAAATGTTGATGAGTCCGATCCCGAGCCCTAAAAATGAGGCAAGCAAGCACGACCCAACAAGGGCCCCATAGTTGATATCAAGGGTTATCCCGTCTTCGAGTACAATAACTTCGAAGACAGCAATGGCGATTGCGAACGAGGTAAAGGCTTGCACTAAGTACCTTGCGGTCACGGCATCAAATGGCGACACCACGGGGTAGCTCAACAGGCCCTTATTCGCCTTTATGGCACCCGAGACGTACGTCTGCATTGTCTGAAAAAACATGAACGGCAGGTAGCCTGTCGCAAAGAACAGGGAAAAGCTTGACCCCAGAGCGGGTATTTTGGCGATCGCGCCGAAGATAACCGTCATGATAACGATGTGTGCAACGGGGTCCAAAAGCGCCCACAGATATCCGCCAGGCTTGCCGCCGTATCGGGTAGAAATTTCTCGGATCATCAATGCGCATGTGACGCGCATGTGGTTGCTGAGCATTGCTCGCCCTCTCGCAGTCTATACATTTTTATTAGCCGCGCTCGCTTGTGCTGCTTTGCGCTTCCGATCACGGAACTCTTTCAGCCGAAGCGCGGCAAGACAAAGGGCCATAGCTGGCGTAACCGCCCTGCTAGGAGGGCCGTTACCGATCGAGGCGCTACCTATTCCGCCCTCGAAAACCGCCCCCCATGCATCACCTGGCGAAACTTTATGGACCAACTCGACCGCCGTCGTCATTGATGACGTAAACGGTGGGAGCGGTCCCGCCTCTCCAGTGGGGCCTATCATTTCTAATCCGGTCGCGTTCTCATTCCCGTCTGCCTTTTTCCAACCCATGAGCAAGGCTATTTCCAGGTCCAATTCGCGCCCGGGCTGGTCAGCAGTTTGAATACGTTCAATTGTGATACCGATGTTCATCAACACTTCTTCTTTTCCCCCCTACTTGAGTCGCGCGTAAAAACAAGGTTGAAGGGATCCCTTTTTAAAGAGGGTGGCAACATAATGAAACTCATATACGCGGACAGCGATATTGACGTGTATTTTAGAGATTCTAACGGAAATGCAGCCGCGATCACCTTTTCAAACTGGACACGCGTAGAGCCAAAGCCTCTTTGGACGGATGAGACGTCGAAGTTCGCAGCCTTCCACGTAGTCGCCAAGCGAAATCACTGGTACCAATGCGAGGGAGCCCTGTCAGCCGCCAAGCTGATAGGCGACGCGACATTGCGCTTCGAACGCATCGTTACCCTTGGCTCCAGTATGGGGGGATTTGCCGCAATTGCGCTGGCGCCTGCTATTGGCGCTACCCGTTGCGTCGCGATTTCACCCCAGTTTTCTTCCGATCGAACCAAGACCCCCTTTGAGACTCGGTGGGCCGAAGACATAGCTGAGATCGCTAAGCATGGATTGCGGATCGACCGATCCTCCTCGATAACACACGTTTTGTTCGATCCTTATCACCGGCAGGATGCCTCTCATGCAGCGCTGATTCGTGAGGCGGCCGGGGCGCAGTTGTGGCCGCTAAAATTTTCTGGGCATCCCTCCGGCTTTGCACTGCATGATTTGAACCTGATGGAATTGTTCATTGAAACGGCCCTCAGTGAGCTTGACGATGCATCGCTCTTCGAGAACATCACCCGTCAATACGAAGAAAGATCCCGAACTTCAGCAACGGCAATTCTCAATAATTTCAAACACGGCGATAGAAGCTATATACCAACCTCTCGTGACGAACCGATCTTCGGCAACCAGAAGGTGATCGAGCAGGTCCTAGCGTTAGTGAAGTGAGTGATCGTCCCAGGGCCAACGTATCTGTTGCACAGCACAATGATCATGGACTATTAGGACAGTCCCCCAAGACCAACACCTAAGAGTTGCTACGATGAATAGTGTCATTTCCTCTGTAACAATACCTAGTTTTGTCTTTTTGTCACATCACCCGAGAGATCGGCATACCTCCCCGTGCACATCCGTCTATCAGGCATTCATCGGTGAAGACCGGATCGCAGATCTGGGCGGATATGTTCACCTTGATCAAGACCCCGAAAAATTCAAAACTGCCCTTCAAGATGAGATGAAGGGTCAGGCTACCCCACACTTCCTGTTCAACGGATTTCAGTCGTTACTGCTCCCGAACAGCCTCAGCGCGCTCGCAACCGCAGTCACAAATGGCATCCCTGTCACCATCTATTGGCACGAGACCGCTTGGAACTTGCGCCAGCTTGCACAACGCAGAGCAGGTAATTTTCAGAAGGCACGGGAGCTTCTTCAGTGCCTGATAGTCGAGAATTGGGTACCGACCTCGCAATGCCTGCACAGTGTCGCCACCATGTTGGGGTTCTCGCTTGATACGTTCCGTATTGTTTATGAGGTCGTCGATCTTACCAAGTTTAAGGTGAACGTTGAAGCCGCCCCGAAGGCGGCCGGCGTTCCGCTCGTGATCGCTGGAGCCGGCATCCCGGACGATCGTAAGGGGATAGATATCTTCTCCTACATCGCGAAAACGGTTCCAACTCTTGTTGACCGGCCTCTCGAATTCCGATGGTACGCAGCCTCAGAAACCCGAGAAGACAACGACGACATACCCTATCCAAAAGAAATCAAATGGATGGGGCATAGCAAGAATTTCCATGATGCCCTGAAAGAAGTAGACATTTTCATTCTGTCCAGCCGTGACGACCCCTCTCCGCTGGTCGTTTTCGAAGCTTTGGCAAGCGGCCACCCCGCGTTCGCATTCGCGACCACCGGCTTTAATGAAATGCTTCCACGGGAATACGTCGCTCTCGATCCCGACGATATGTGCCGACGCGTGGCTAGCCTGGCTTCCGATTTTCAGCCGAATCCTAGTAAGTATAGGGCGATCGCTGAAGGCTACAGCGTGCAGAACTTTAAAGACCGCGCTTTCCGACGAACCCATTCGATCGTGAAGAACTTGCCTGACTTCACACATGAGATGGTCGACCTCTATCAGGAAATGTCCGCTGCAACGCTCGACGAAAAAATCAGCAAACTGCAAGGCGTCCAAACAAACATCTTGAAACTGATGAGGGTGGCTCAGCGTCAGAGGGTGAATACCGACGCTCGCGGGCTGCGCCTTGATCATGTGCTGAAAGAACTAGATCAAGCGAAGCAGATAGCAAAGCGTTTAGCGGGTGATCTCAAGATTGAGCACTATCGCGAAGCGCGGCGGACAGCCCGCAGGTCTGCCCCATGGGTTAAGCGGCTGGCCGGTCAGGAAAAAGCAATCAAGGTCCTCGTCGTTGGTAATGCCCCAACTCTACTCGAGAGAGAGATTGGGGATAAGATCGACAAATTTGACGTGGTTATTCGGGTCAATAATTTCCGGACTGGTGGCTACGAAAAGTTCGTCGGGTCGAAAACAGACTATGCACTTATCTCGCCAGCTTGCATGGAAAGTGCAGAACTACGGGCCCTTGACCCGTCCAAGGTTTTTGTTTCCGGGAGCAATCTCCGCGACGACTACGACAAGATCTCAAAGCGCCTCATGGATGAGAATCGAGGATGCAAAGTCCTCCCTCCGCAGGAAAACGTGCTGAAGTCATCGATCTACGTCGACGGAATGCGCATCGAAATGGATTTCGACCTGGCTAAGGATCAGTGGCCGTCGACAGGCATCATTGCTGTCCAATGGGCCCGGGATCGACATGGCAAAGCCGCAGACGTATACGTTCACGGCTTCGACTTTTATTCTGACAACAGAACGACCCTGTCGCGCTACTTTGGGGTCACTACGAAGTCCGACGGGAAGCACGATTTCGATCGAGAGAAGGCGTACCTGAACTCCCTAATCCAAAAGAAGCTCGTAAGCAGGCTGTGACAGCCTCCCATCGGGGCCGACAACAAACCATCGCCCACCATTGCCAAGCAGGGATCGTATGCCAGCTTTTCCAAAAAATTCCCTCTCCGTTGATAAAGAGCTTCAACGGATAAGAAGTCATTTTGGCGACAAGCTGAAGCGACCCTGTTTGGTCGTAGGCAACGGCCCTTCCTGCTCACAAGTCCGTCTTACCCAGCAAGAAAGAGACAACTTCGTCATCTTCCGGGCTAACTGGTTTTTTCTTGAAGAAGAGAAGCGATTTGGCGAGCGTGTCGATGGGTTTTTCTGGTCTGTCGACAATGCAGGTCTGCGTGATCGCATCCAAGAAATCCAACGGCTAGATCAATACAGCATCGAGGCATTCTTTCAGCCATTCCAACCGTCCGATTCACGCGACACCGCGGTTACCCAGAGCGCGGTCTCGTTCCAGCCGAATTTCGACCATTGGGCCGTTATAGCTTCCGATCCTACGCTTGCCAGGTTTATGATGGGCAGGCCGCTCCCTACACAAGGGATGCAGATGATAGCTTTCGCCGCAATACTCGGCTTCAAAGAAATTCATGTGGCGGGGATCGATCTCTATCAAAACACCGCCAGCCGATATGCGTGGACTGTACCTGACGATGTGAAGGCCCATCTGAAGGAGAAGGACTACACTGGCGGCTACGAAGACAAGCATAGCATCGATCTCGATCTGCACTTCTTGCGAACTACTCTGCACCAGTATGAGGTGAGCCTAATTGGCTTATCGCAGATGTCGGTTCTGGCCCCCCTTCTTACCCGGTCCGAGCGGAGACTGTGCAGTGGGGACCCCAGCAGCCAACCCAACGCGGCGAAGCATACGTATGTTACACTCGCAGATGGGCAGTACGTACTTGGCGCGATGGCTCTTGCACGGTCTCTGGCGCGGCTGACCGACGTACCACTTCTCGTCTTGCATACAGACCCCTATACCCCAAGAGCACTTCGCCACTTGCCGAACGTTCGGACCCGTCAGATTGATCCCATCGACAATCCCCACGCTCACGGACAAGAGAGATTTTCTGGCACTTTCTCAAAACTGCGAGTGTTTGAGCTCCTGGAGTACGACCGGATTACTTTTGTAGATGCCGATTGCGTTGTTCTCCAGGACATCGACATTCTGTTCGAAGGCAATGAATTTCTGGCCGCGCCGGACTGGGGCATCGAGATTAAACCCGAGTTCAATAGTGGCCTATTCAGCTTCACGCCTTCCGAGGGGTTGCGAGACAGAGTTTTCGCAGCGATTCCCAACAGCGAAAGCGACGACGGCGGCGATCAGGGCTTCCTGAATTTTGTCCTCGCCTCGGACGTTAAGATAATTCCTCCGGAGTACAACACGCTCAAACGGTTACCGGTCCATCATCCCAACCTGATCAACATCAATGACGTGAAAGTACTGCATTTCGCTGGCAATAAGCCGTGGGAGTTCCAGCACATGCAGTCCCAGTTTGTTACGTTGGAAAAAATGTGGGTCGGATTTTTGGAGAAACCCGACTGGGAACATGCATTCTGGATGGTCAAGGCAATCACCGCCAGTAAATGGCCTAAGCCGAAGCGGAAGCCAACGAAGGAAGAGAAGGCGCTCAAATTCCAAGAGCGTCTCAACGGCTATGGACCAGCGCGACGGTTGGTAGTTAAATGGGGCGATCGTCTACTTCCTGACGCGGTCTCTACGCCTATAGACCGTATGTTGAAAAGGTTTGGCATACTTTGATTAGCCGCTTTATTACCTCCACCGACGCGGCCGCGTTCACTGGGCTGCTAGGTATCGCTATGGTCCTCACCGGTCGCGAGCTAGGCGGCGCGGTCGTGATCGCTGCATCCCTCGGAGCATTTATCTTCTTCGAGTGGTTTCTGTTCCGCCGGAAGCCAGCATCAGAAAGCGATGAGTATCGTCAAATGATGCAATCCGCCGAGCAATGGGAGAAGGCTGTTGCCGCTCGAGAGGAGGAAATCGAGCGGCGGGAGGCAGCCTTGAATGAGCTGCAGGCCAAGTTCCGGAAAGAGGGAGAGAAACGCCCGCCGCTATTCGGAGGCGAAGTCGATATTCACTGCCCTCCAGAATATCGAGACGCTTAGCGCGCTGCCACCCTTGCCGTAAGAACTAGCTCGCCGGGGCGCTAGAGCCCCGCCTTTTTGCACGCTATCCACTGTGCCGCTACCTCCGCCATGTAATGGCGATTGATCTCCTGCGGATGGAATTCATCGGATATCTTGGCCAACGCCTGTCCCGCCTCGCTCGAAACCGCCGTCGTGGACCAGCCGACATTCGTCGACATGTGGGCCCAATAAGGCAGGATGTCGATGTTGGCATCTACGAGGCCGGCGACGTACGACAAAATCAACTTGATCGCCGGAACCTGCTCAAATCGCCATTTCGCGTCGGATATGTTGGCCCTCGGAACAGTCGGAAGGCCGATGCCGATGCGAGCGGAGGGACGGGTCGCGCGGATATTCGGGATGACGACCTCAAGACCCTGCTGGATTTGCAGCAGGGCTGTCTCGGCTTCCTCCTCACGGATGTCATTGGTGCCGAGATTGATCAGCACGAAGTCAGGATCAGCCAGCGAAAATCGATCAAGATACAAGTCCAGATCGAAAGTGTAGCCGTTATACACCCCCGCCCCCGCAGCCGCTGCCTTGATGAAGGGGTTGAAGTTCCAGCGGTCGGTAGCAAGCTGGGTGTTTCCGTCATTCGAGCGCGCAAGGTAAGCAGCCTCGGCACCAGGCGCCACCGGAGCAAACTGGGTTTCCGAATAGATGTAATCCGACCATTCCCACGATTCTCGCCCCTCACCATTGAGGCCAGAATTGTTGATCGTTCCCAAGAAGGTCGGCGTCAAGCCGATCGCCGCCAGCTTGGCGCTAACCTTGTCAAGGAAGGATCGGTTGGTGATGCTGTCTCCCAGGGCGAGCACGTTCACCGTGCCGGCGACCGGCGCTGTGGCCCGCTGGACGGTGACGCTACGCTGGTAGCGTCGGCTCCGGTTGCTGCGCTCCCCTTCCACTGACAGGGAGACTGAGCCGGTCGCCTTGCTGTAGTCCAGAGACACCATATCCTCGCCGCTCGCGACATACGGCAGAGTTGCGGCGCTCGCAGCATCCTTGGAAACGACCAGCCGAAACTGCTCACGATCTTCTCGCTCGGCGATGAGCCCGTCGAGGAAGAAGGGGATTTCACGTCCTGCCACAGAGAAGTGGCGCGGGCCATAAAGGATGTCCCCATCGCGCGCGAGCGGATATTCGCCGCGGGGAATCCAGCCGTAGAATTCCCTCCCAAGGTAGACCTGCGCACCCGCGACCTTCACGAAAGCAGAGGCCTGAGCGGTACCAACATTGAACGAGACCGGCCGTTGCGAGAAGGTGTAGCGCCCCATAAGCCCATAGATTGCCGCCGTAGTGGAAATCTTCTTTTCCAGAATGAGCGTCGAAGTGACAATCGCCGTCCCGTTCTCATCGAGGAAGAACAACCTGGGCGACTGGAAATTGTTCGCGACGCTCGCCTCGATGTAGAGGCGGGCGAAAAAGAAACCATCGGCTGGAACGTCGTCAGGTAGCTTCGCGCCGTAATATGCCTGCGTGCCGGTCACACCTCGGGTGATCCCAAGAGCGATGAGATCCGGATTGGTGATGTTGGCCACACTGGTATCGCCGGCGAACAGGGATGCACGGTCAGGATCGTTCCCGCGCTCGAACAGGTTCGGCAGGACTCCGCCCGCCGCGGCCCCCGCAATCGGGTGATCCGTTTTAACCACCCGATTGAGAGACGAGGCGATCAGCGCCATCATCTCATTTTCCGGGAACGTCGGGAATGCTAGCGCCGCTACAGCCTTTACCGGGACGCTCCCAGCTTCAGCAGCAAGCCTATCGAAGTAATAGCGCGTCTCGCTGTTGGGTACAGTCGAGAGATCAAACTCCCAATAGAGCGAACCGTCTGCCGGCGCGTACAGCGTGAAGTTCGAGCTTCTACGATAGTGATAGAAGGCCGGTACGAGAAGCTTGTCGCCGTCCACGACCAGCGGGAAGCGAAGCATGATGCGGTCACGGATGTTCTCATCCAGCTTCAGAACCTGATGAGGGCTCTTCACCCGTCCCGTCCGGATCTCGGCGACAATTATAATCTTGTTCGGCTTCCCCGTCGTAGGTAGATCGCTGAAATTCGAGACCTTCACCGGATTCGTCGTATCGTCGAGGTCGATATAGACCGTCGCGAGCGAGTTGTTCGTCGCCGTCAGCGCCACATGCGTCGGAATAGCAACGGATGCTGTCCCGTACGAGCCTTGCAGAACGGCGGCCCCGACGCGGGCATAGAGCGCACGAGGAACATAGAGTGTCTTAGCAATGCCCAGGACACCATTTTCATCATAAATAAGGTCGCCGTCGAAGCTGCTGATCGGAGCCGAAACGGCAGCCTCAACCTTCCCCAAACGATCAAGGCCGACGTACGTCCAGGCGGAACCCGTCCATGTGTAGTCTCCGTTGTTTGCAGCGGTCGCGTCTTGATAGACGCGACCGATCTTGCCCTGGTCACCCGCCCCTAGCCCAAGGGTTGCCGCCAACGAATCCAAAGCGGTCTTGGTGGCCGCAGCAATGGCATCCGCACCTTGAGAGCTCTCGACTTGCGCAACTCGATTGTCGAGCTCCTCAATCTGCGCCTTTGCACCGTCTATAGAGCTTTGGATCGTCGGGCCGATCACGCCCTTGATCAAAGACTTGGATGGCTCATCCGGATTGCTTGCCGGACCATCGGAATAGACAGAGTTGAAGGCGGCGATAATTTCGGTACCCATGCAGATTCCTCACGCATAGACCGCGCTTCGATAGCTCGAAGACGCGGCGCTTCTGGTCGATGTTAGATGATGGTGACGACGGCCGGACCGCTCGACGGTCCCCTAATGCCGGAGCCATTGACGGGGACGGCGTAGTAGTCCCAAACGCCTTGTGGGGCGCACGAGACGGTTTCAGCGAAGAGTACAGTGTCGTCGAGGTCGCCCACGCCATCAGATGTGGCGAGAAGGTTATAGGCTGTGCTCGAGGCGATGGCCGTCAGCTTGTCCAGCCACGTTCCGTTCGCAGATCGGATAGTGCCCTGGACATTCGGTGAACTCAGCAACTGCGCACGGAAAGATCCTCCGGTGCGGGCGCTGATCGTGTAGGCACTACGGTAGACAATCCCCGCGGTAAAACTCAGTGCCTGTGATACGCCGGCCGATGTCCCGGCGGCGTGGTGAGCCTTCCCACCAGAGATGGTCCACCCTGTTCCCTTGCCCCATACCGTATCGGTGTCGAAGCCCGGATTGGCGAGCATGTTGGTCCGACTCGTATCGCCATCGGTGTAGGCGTAGGAATTTGACGACGTTACCGCGATCGGCGCGCCGACAGCGGTAGCGGTATCTGGGTCGAAGATATTACCGGTAGGTACGCGATAGAGCTGTACCGTCTTAACGTGAGTGTCGTTCCCGACCGCAAACGAAAATGCCGCATTACCAAGTCTGGGTGCGGAGCCCGTGAGCGTGAATGACGACAGTGCGACTGGCGGCGTCGGATCAGCCGTGGATACGACTTCCTCCGTGATCGACCAGTCGGAGTAAGCTCCGCGAGCGGTCGTAAATGCTACCTGCACTTCTAACAGTTGATCAGAAGGCACGACGTTGGTGTTCAGGTTGATGTAGCCCACGGAAGGGTCAGCGTCTGGGAATGCCTGCTCGACCCAGGCACCATGTGTACCCAGACCATCGATGTCCTTCACGCGATAGCGGACGTGCGGCGTCAAGCTTGCATTTTCAGGGTCGATGATGACGACGCGGATGTACACCGTTCCGTTCTTCGGCTTCGCCTGGACCAAGTTGATAACCGGCGTCGGGATCCCCGCCGCGTTCGGCGCCGATGGAACAGGAGGCTGGGCGCCCTCGTCTGTAGCTGGTGTCCATGCATCGATGTTTTCAGGGTGACCGACGATATCCATCGTGAAGCCGGCCGCCTTCGACAGCGCGAGGATGGACCTCCGGTTTTCCACTAGCTTGCCATTGAGCGAAGGCAGCCGCCTCGGTGTCTCCAATCGCACCCAGCGCGCGTAGACTGAGTTGATGCCCGAGAGGCGAACGTCGATCGAGCCTCTGGCCTTTTCTCGAAGGCGCAGCCAGTCTCGCTTCCCGAGCCGTCGAGCCTGGCGCCACTGATGCACCCACTGGTACTCTGCTTCGTCGGCCAGCACTCGCCCCGCCGTAAGCTGCGCCGCTGTGTCCTCGAAGTAGTCGGTATCTGACGTCGAGTAGTCCGTCGCCGGATAGGTGAACTTCGGGATGAGACGATTGATCTCGTCCTCGAAAAGCTGACCGTACTGCACATTGTGACCGACGATGTCGCCATCGGTCAGTGTCGCGCACCGGCTTTCACGGAACTTGCCGACCGTCAGAATACGGGCACCGTCGCCCCGGCTAACCAGGTGTCCGTCGCAGGTGGCTAGGATGGCATTCAACCCGGCTTTCGGGCCGTTCTCGGTCGTGTCCGTGCCATTGCACTGGTAGCGCTTCTCTGTGCCGCCGCCAGCGAGAGGAACGTCCTCGTCGCAGATGTCAGCCTCTTCCTTCCAGAGGTCGATGACTGGGAGTAGTGCCTTTTGATAGTCGAGGCCGAAACCGAATTCGTTGAAGCAGAGGTGCCAGGCGCAGATGAGTGCGCTGTTGCGGGTCCACAGCCAAGTGGCCGGGTTAGCCGGATCTTGCGCCGGATCGCGGAAGTCCCAACACAGCGCGCCGTCAATCTCGACAGAGAGTTGCGGGACACCATACGGAAACCGCTTGTTCTGGTCCTTCTGTCGGGTCGCGCCCGCGAACAGGCAAACCGAGGCCTGGCCGTCGCCGCGATGATCGTTCGTCCACAAGCCCTCTGACGAGAACTCGGCGACGGCATCGGCATAAGGCGTTTCGGTAGGCAAGCCCAGGCGGGACTGGATCTTGACGCTATTGTTCGCATAACGGCCGCCGCCTGGGGATGCGACAAAGCCACTTCCGTTGATCGTGACCTCGTCGTCATGAAGCCAATAGCGATTGAACGACTTGATACGATGCCCAGCGATGGCCTGCACCGCGAAGAGACGATGCCCCTTCGACTCCCAGAGCATGTAAGCCCCAGCGAGCCGGGTACGGCCGACGGCCCAGATCCTATAGGGGATCGGCTGCGCAAGCGGCGCCTTAAGGGCCTCGGGCTTCGGAGGCTTGGGCGCCATCAACATCTGAAGGCCGATCGTCAGCGCCGTCGTCGTGATTGCGGTGGCGACCGAGGCCGCGAACGACGCCGCGCCCGCGCTGAAGCCGATGCTGGTGAACAGCGAGGTAAAAAGCGGCGTGAAGATCGGATCATGGCAGACCGGCGGCGTGTAGAGCGAAGTGCAGCTGTGCCGCGCGATCTGCTCGACGCGCCGGACGATCTCAGCCGACGGCATGTCTTCGTAGCGGTGGCGAAGGATCATGCCGGCATTCTCCAAATCGCAACGGCTTCAAGCTTCTTCGCCGTGACGCCAGACGGCGCGAGCGTTGCCCAGAGAGGGCCGAAGGCTATAGCGCCGACCTCGACGAGAGAACCGTCGATGCCAGACGGCGCGACAACGACGCCAATGTCTCCGTCATGCGCCTCGTTGACGGGTACAAAGCCGAGCGCTTCGAGGCGCCCACCGAAGAGCGCCACAAGCCCGCCTTCCCGCTCGATGATCGCGTGCGCGCTGTCGGCGTCCCGATACGAGCCGCGAAGCTCCTCAGCCGGGTCGATGCCAAGGCGTGCCGCCACCCAAGACGCGCAGAAGGTCGTGCAGTCGTCGCCATCCACCCCGCCCCACCTGAAACGGTGCTGGCAGGCTAGAAACTCGTGAATTTCCATCGATGTCAGTATCCCAAGGTCCAAGTGGGTTGGACGCCGCGGGCGAGACGCGCGGTCTCGTCGCAAAATTTATCGGTGGGCGATATCGCCTTCTGATGGGCCGACGACCAGAGCGACCGCGCAGCGCGCGATCGGGTTGCCTCGCCGGAAACGACGGACAGCGACAGCGTCACGGTCGGGCTCTGCCCTTCCTCGACCGGCGGGCTGATTTCGCCCGTATGCGAGGCGGTACCGTGCCAGATCGGGATGATCGCGCTCATCGGCTGGAAGTACCGATCGAGCGTCGTAAGGCCCATGTGGACGTCAGCGCCGCGCACTGGCGGCAGGCTGTCGATAGTCCGTGCCGCTGTCCCTGGATCGATCCCAGAAAGCGTGAACTCGACGCTATCGGCGGTACCGTTGACCAACACCTCGAGCGTGGGGACGCCGATCAGGCGGCCACCCCCAAGGTAGACAGTTCCGGTCGGGTCGATGCTGTCGAAGTTGGCCGGGATATCGTTGATCCCGAACCAGATATGCAGGCCTGGATCTGTGTCGATCCGGAGGAAGATGCCGAGTTGATGACTGCCCCGCATCTCTTCGACGATACTTGCGGGGACGAAGTCCATTCAGAACGCCTCCACAAACTGCAGCGTCGGCCGCGCTTGGTAGTTGCCTTCGTACTGCCAAGGCAAGGTGAACCCGCGTGGGAACTTCATGACGCACATCGGCCGAGCAAGCTCGACCCGGGTGCCTACGGTCACCGCTTCTCGCAGGGGCGGCGCAATCCCAAGCGTGTAGACCGGGTTTTCCTCCTCGGTCTTGTTGATGACGTCCCAGTAGCGATAAGCGCGCCAGCCTTTCGTTGGGTGGTAGATCGAAAACCAATCCGACCAACGCAGCGGTCTCGCCGCGCCGTAGATGCGCATTTTGATGATGCCCGCGCCAAGACTGGCCGCCTCAGTGATCTCCCCGTAGACGGTAGCCTGGCTGTAGCCGGAACCATCCGAAAACAACGCCCCGTCGGAATGCGGGATGCCGGTAATGATCGGCCGGCGCTTGCCGTCGATAATGGGAAATGGCCCGATCCCGTCGTTGATGATTGGAACGTTGATGAAGCGGAACGAGCCGTTCAGCCGGGCCCCAAGCCAATTAATGACCTCGTGCCGCTCCGGATCGTCCGCCTGCAATACGCAACGGTCATAGGTGCACGTGACCATGCCACCGCCGCTGGTATCGATGCTGATGGATCCCCCGAGACCGTTGACGCCACCATCCAGGCCGGCGCCCGGAACATCGAAGCTGGCCGCCGTTGGCCGGAGATACATGATCGGCGCTGTGGGCTGACCGGTGTAGACTGCCATCGATCAACCTTTCTGCGAGGTGTAGCGTCGCTGTGTGTTGCCGAAGCCGACGCGGCGCTGCTGCTCGTCATACTGCGACAGACCTTGGCTCACGCCCTGCTGTACGAGCGAACGGACATGATCATCGCCGTTGGCGCCGATGATGTGGACGTTGAGCGTCCCTGCCCCTGACGGGCCTGACTGCCGCCCATTGTCGTTCAGCGCCTGCATGAGCTTGTGGTTGCTCATGACACCCGAGCCTTGCGGCAGGTTCAGCAGTTCTGGCCCGCGCTCGCCGACGATCGAGAGGCCGCCGGGCGCGTTGTTCGTGCCGTTGGCGTAGAGGCCGATGCCGCCACTCATCCAAGCGCTGGCGAACTGCCCCGACGAAGCGAAGATGCTGCGGCCGATGCCAGACAGCGACGACAGCAGCCCGCCGCCGCCACCGCCTGCGCCTGAGGCGAGCGTGGTGCCCAGCTGGCCCAAACCGTTGCCGAACTGGCTGAGGTTGCCGCTGGCCTTCTCAAGGGCGCCGTTGAACTTGGAGACGTAGGCGTTTCCGGTCGTGCCGAGGACATCAGCACCCATCCCACCCTTGCCCACCGAGCCCGGTCCACCGAACCACGCCTGCGCAGCGCCGGACGCACCGTACTTGTCGACATAGCCGCCGAAGCGATGGTTGAAGATCGCATCCTGCGCGCCTTTGTCGGTCAGGAACTCCGAAGCGGACATCGTGCGTCCGAGCGCAGCTTGCGACCAGGGCCTGATGTTGTTGCCCATGACCTGATACGCGCCATAGGCACGATCACCGTTGCGCGTGACCGGGCCGAGGGCGCCATAGTTGCCGCTGCTCTCGATCGACTGGATCGCCTTGGCATAGGCGGAGATGCCGCCCGCAGAGCGATTGTCGTTCGCAGCGCCGCTATAGCCGAGAAGCGACCCGAGCGTGGTCGTTGCACCGGAGACGCCGGACGTGGCCAACCCAGACGACGAAGAAAGCGACGTGCCGCCGAACATAGCGTTTACGAGCGAGTTGGTGAGGCGCTCGATCGCTTGATCGCTGGCCTTCGCCAAAGCGTTGATCAGCGCGTTCTTGATCGCATCGCCTAGGGCCTCGCCGATATCACCGCCGCTGGACAGCAGGCCGTCTCGTAGATCGGTGATGAAGCCACCGATGAATTCCTTGTTCTGCTCTCGCCGCAGCTGACCACGGATGGCGTTCGCCTCAGGCGAATTGAGGTTCTCATCGAAGCCGTAACGGGTGAGCGTGCTCGCGACCTGTCGGTCCATCGCACTGCGCTCGCCCTGGCGCTCCTGAAACGACATGTCGAGCCAGAAGTCGGCCTTTGCGTCCTGCGCCTGGCGGTATGCCTTGGTGACGTCGTCGATCTTCTCTTTCTGCTCTTCGAGCTCGAAGAAGTTGGGGCGGCGACCCGGTACCGGGATATCCGTCAGGCGGCCATCGGAATTGAGGATGCGATCCGGATCCGGGTCGCCGCTAAGCTCGATGTTCGGGCGACGACCTGGCGTCGGAGCGTTGAACGGCACGAAGTCGGCAGAACGGAAAGTCTTGCCGCCTTCTGTGAAGGTAGAGCCGCCGACAATGTCCTGGACGTTGGTCCCTCCCGCGATGCCTGCAATCCATGCGAGGCGCGCCTCGCGCGATGCCTCGATGCTCTTCCGGATCGACTGCGTAATGAGGTCGAATGCGTCGCGGAATTTCAAAACCGACTTCTCGCCGTAGCGGTCAATGGCCTCGGAGAGGACCATCTGCGCACGATTGTAGTCGGCAACTGATGCGGTGCCATCGTCAAGCCGCTCGCGCAAATCGCCAAAGGCCTGCGAGAAATCCCGAATAAAGGCCGGATCGGCGCCGATGCTGGTTAGTTCACGCCGCGCTTCCGAGAACTGCCGCCCGATGCCTTGCAGCTTCTCGCCGAGACCATCAAGCTCGCGGCCGGCGAGGATCTCAGACGCTTCCTTCCCCTGCGTGATCTTGTCGGCGCGATCGAGCTCGTCGACGTAGGCACGAAGCTGCGGTACCGCATCACCCCATAGGGTGGCGGCACGTCGGATGACGTCGTTCTGTTCTTCGAACAGCTTGCTCGTCTTCTCGGTCCCGCTCTCGGCGGTCGTGAAGTACTGGATCAGCGCAGCCGTGCCTGCGGTCAAACCGATCGTGATCAGCGATACCGGGCTGAGGAGCGACGTGAATGCGGCAGCCAATCCGGAGACCGGCCGCTCCATCGATCCGACGACCGACGCAAGCTGCGTGCCCTGCTGCAGGCCGATCATGAGCGGGTTCATGCCCATGGCCGCGGTGACGGCGATGTCCTGAAACTGGAAGGCAGCATTGGCCGAATTGAAGCTCTGGGCGCCGCCTCGATTGCTGTTGGCCGCCATGACGGCAGAGCCAGCGGCGGTGGCCGACGTCTTCAACCGCTCGAATGCCTGGCGCTCCCGATCGAGAGCAGCCGTCATCTCCTGTGCGGTGATGGCACCGAGTTTATGCGCCCGCTGGATCTCGCCGACGGTCGCCTCGTACTGCTGCGTTGCCTGGGCGAGTGGGCGGAACTTGAGCGTGAGGCGCTCGACCTCCATCCGGAACGCGCGGACGTGATCGTCTTGTGAGCCGAAGGAGCGGCCGAGGCTTTCGACCGGAGGCAACGCGCTGCGGGCATCTTCTCCTGCTCGTTTCAGCACGGTTCCGAGACCCGAAGCTTCCGCTTCAAGATTATCGACAGCCTGCCCGGTGCGGATGGCCGAGGCCGTCAACTTGTCGAGATCAGCAGCGGCGGACGACGCCGGCGTGCTGTCGATCTTGAAACCAAGGATCGCTTCGGTCACAAGGCTTTACCTTTCGTACCCGCCCGCTATCGTGGCCACAACCAAGAGGGAGGGGCCATGAGACTGCTCGGGATAAGTTTGATGATGGTGGTCACCGCGGCTGTTGCGCGCGCTGAAACTCTAGAAGAGTGCGCGGCGATTCCGGATGATGCTCAACGGGTGGCCTGCTACGACCGTGTTGCCGGGCGAGATCCTGCGAAGACTGTGTCGCCCGAAGCCGCCGCCTGCGAAGCCGCTCTTGTGCAGCGTCTTGTTTCGCCGGCCTCATACAAGCGGGTAGATATTTCCGAGATCAGAACGGCGATGACGATAGAACAGTACGTCGATGTTCGGTTGCTTGAAATCCGAGATCGGAATCTCGCTACCCCTGATCTTGCGATTCCTGAGCGCGCTGCTCTTCGAGAAGAAGAAGCCAGGATGAAGGAAGCCGCAGGCTCGACGACGCCGACTATTGTTGAGATCAGAATTACCTTCGATTCCCAGAATAGAATGGGTGCGCTTATACGCGGGACTGAGATTTGCCCGCCTAAGGTCCTCACGAAGTAAGCTTCACTTCCGCATGTTCGGGAAAAGGGCATCGAACAGACGCGCGGTGAGCGGACGCTCGGAGACTTGCGGCTTTTCGGGCTCTGGCTGCTCTTCGGCCTTCGGCGCCAAGGTCTCGCGACGTTTGATGTCAAGGGCAAGGATCGCGTCGAGTTGCCACTGTTTGAGGACGAGGCCGCGAAGCCTCGCCCATTCTGCGATTGCGACAAAGCCGAGGGCATTTGGCCCGTAGCCGTTGCCGGTGCGCTGGCTATCCAACTCCTGGAACCAGAACCAGACCTGCTGGCCGGCGGCCGGGACGACGAGCTTTTTCCCCTCGTGCTGATCGACGATGAGCCGACAGAGCTTGTCGATCAGCCTTTTGTAAAAGAGCTACGGCGCGCGGCCTTCGCCTCCACCTGATCGCGGATGATCTTGAATCGGGTGTAGAGGTTGCGGACGTTCTCCTCGGAGAAAGGCACGACCTGGCCGCCGATCTTCGGATCCGGTGACCAATGGGTCGTTGCCTTCGCTAGGATGGCGATGAGACGAGCATCGGCCTCGTCGGCAGCAGCCTCGCCGAGGTTCTCGCGTTCGGCCGCAGCCTTGGAGAACTCGGCAGCAACGTCGCGCATGGCCTTCTGCATGCGCTCGCTGTCCGGGCCGACGACACCGATCTTCAGACCGATCGGCTCGCCCTTCTCATTGAAGATGGTGATCTCGATGCCCGCTTCCTGAGAGTGGACAAGGGCTTCGAGGCCGGAAAGGTCTACAAACTCAGCACCGGCCATTATGCACCACCAACCGGATTGACCGTGAGCACGGCGCTGTTGACCTCGACATTGCCCTGAAGCAGGCGAGCCGTATTGGCGCTGCCGCCGTTCTCCTGCGCGGTCATGACGATCGCGTAGAAGTACTTGAAGGTGCCGGTCGGGACAGAGGTTGCGGTGTGAACGCCGTTCTGGGTGCCGGTCGTGGTGATCGCGGAACCGCCCTTGGTTGCGGCGACTTGGAAGTCGTTGGTGGTCGGATTGACGACGTAATAGGTGGTGCCGGCGACGAGACCCGTCGGCAGTGCACCGGTCGTGGTGAACTTGACACCAACGTCGGCAGCGAGGCCGTGAGCGTTCCACGAGATGACACCCGGCGCAGCGATGGTCATCGTGACGGTGGCTGTCTTCGCGGGGGGCGCATCGTCGAACTGCAGCTTGAACGGATAGTTATAATCCGTCTTCTCGGCGGCGATCAGTGCGATTTGGCCGAGGTCTTCCGGCAGGATGACGAAGTTGTTCTGCATCGAACCGGCGTTGCGGGTGCCCTTGCCCTTCCAGTCTCGGCCGGAGGAGATGATGGATTCGGTGATGAGCGCGGCTGCATCGCCGATCGCGCCCATGGTCTGCCATCCCTTGATCTCGGTGAAGACGGTGGACGAAAACAGAGCCTCGTTGATGTCTGCATCATCGGGCACGGTGGTGACGGCAGGCCCCATATAGATTTTGGCGCCGGCGACCGGATAGAGCTGACCCATGGTCGTTCCTCTTATGTGAAGGCCCTTGCCGAAGGGGCGGGAAGCGGCGGGCCATCAGGCCGGAACTTGCGGATAGCAGCGCCACCGAGTGGTGACGGGAATGGTGTGATGCGTGTCACCGGTGACGAGGACGCCGATTTCCGGATCCTCGTCGATGCGGACCTGGGTGTCGGTCCGGAAGAGCTTGGTGCCGCGGCGGAAGTGCGCGCGCAGCTGGCCGGCGAGATTGTAGCCGTCCACTATGGCAGAACCTTTCGGCCACATGACGTTGGTGCGCAGGAAACCTTGCCGTATCGGGTCCATGACCAGAGACAGGTCAGTCTCGATCGAACGGTTGAAATGCACCTCACAGACGACGAACTTGCTTGTCCCTGACGGACTGTAGGCGACGCCAGGCAGCACGACGGTGACGCCGGCTGGCGGGACGAAGGCCTGCGCACGCAGCACCAACGCCTGATAGATTTTCATTTCCACCGTGTCGGCCATCTGCTACCTCTGGCCTATGGCCGAAAAACCACTGAGCGACACCGAGGTCTACGACCTTCTGCATGAAGCGTTGTCGCTACTCATGAACAAGACCGTGAGAACAGAGAACGGCCGTCAGGTGCTCGCCGCCGCTATCCGCGACCTCGATATCCTTCAGCGCGCTTTGCTGATCATGTCCGAGGGACGCGACCCGCTTCAAAACGACCGCGAACCTGCTCCTCCGCCCGTCTAACGGTCTGCGGCCAATCCTGAGCGGCTGCCTCGACGAAGCCGAAACCCTGCTGATTGTAGACGCGCCCGAGGCTGTCAGCCCCGACGAAGCCGTATTCCATTCTGGGGCCATAGATCGCTTGGAATCCCAGAAAGAGCGTCTCGCCGATCGATAGGTCGGCAATGATGAGCTCGATCGTGCCGCTGTTGTCCGGATACTGCTTCTCGCCCTGATCGACAGTCGGCATGGCCGTTGTGGACGCCATCAGCGAGTTTTTCAGGTTGCTCGTATCGACCGGCATACGACCGCCGGCCGCGACCGGTGTCCGAACATCATTCGCCACCATCTGCGCGGCGGTGCGCAAGACAGCCGCCTCGCGCTCCTGCTCCTGTTTCACCCATTCGGAGACCTGGGCGGCAAAGGAAAGGTTTTCGGCGGCCATCAGCGACCTCGTGAGCGGGCATATTCTTCAGCGAAGTCGAAGTTGTATTCGACATGGCAACGGCATGCGATGATCTCGCCCGGGCCAGCGCCGAGGCTGGTATCGCCCGGGAAGCGCATCAGCGCGCCAGATGGCGACTGGAACGGCAAATCCATGCCGGTGACTTCTTGCGCATTCAGGACCTGGTGCGTGTGACGGACGCGGCCATCGCCGACAGAGCGCCAGCGGCGGGTGACGAGGGCGGCATCCCTACCCGATCGGTCCAGCCCCTGCTGATAGGCCTCATGCTTGGCAGCGTGGACCGAAGACTGCGTTTCGGTGCGCGCGATCATCTGGCCACGGAACTGGACATAGCCGTCAGCCAGGCGCCCGGTGATCTTGGCGACAGCATCGGCCGGGAGCGGCTTGCCCTCGCGGATGGCCTTGGCGACCTGACGATCGAACCGCTTATCGCGGCGCGTCAGGGTCAGATAGTGCTTCATGCCCTCGACATCGCCAGAGAGAAGCGCAGCGCGTGCGTTCTCGACGGTGCGGGCCAATGGCGAGGTCAGGCCGATCAGACCGCCTTCCCGCCGCTGAGTGACGCGGTTCAGCCGGCCGGCGAGGTCCAGCGCGATCGTGCGCGGCCCCTGCCCTTGGGCGTAGCCGGAATGGATGGCCTCGCGGGCAAGCTGCTTCGTGTCTTCCGTAACGCGGGTGATCAGCTGCGACGACTGGTCGCGGATGATCTGCTCGGCGCGCTGGTTGCTGACGTCCCAACGGACGACGACGCGGCCACCGGCGGGATCAGACAGGCGCGGCATGTTCCTCGTCACCAGCAGACCGCCGGCATTGAAAGCCTCGCGGATCGCTTCGGACAACGGCCGGAACGCAGCCGGGTCGATATGGAGCGCGGCGATGGCGCCCTCGATGTCCTGGCGCTCCAAGCGCTCGACGACCTCCTTGAGCACGATCTCGGACTTGATGTCGTCGATCGCCTCGCGGAATGCTCGCTCCATATTGGGAGCTAGTTCGCCAATGAGCGCCTCAAGTTGCTGGCGAAGACTGGCCATCAGTCGGCAGCGCCGGCTTTTTCGCCCTTCTTCGCCGGCTTCTCCTCGGGCATCTGCTCGGCGAGGCCTAGATTGATCAGCCCCTTAACCATGGTGGCGCCGCCGACTTCGAACTCGTCGACGACCTTGCCAACCTCATAGTGCGTGTAGGCCTTCACGAAGCGGATTTTCATGCTGCGATCCTTCCTTGGACGATGAAGACGACCGGCGTGACGCCGTCGTATTTATTCGGGTCGCCATTCACGATGGCGTAGTCGGTACCGTTGGCAGTGACGACGTCGCCGACGGTCGGCTCGATCGCTAGACCGACCGACGAGATGTAGATCTGCATGTCGCCGGTGCGGATATTCGTTCCATCGATGTAGCGGGCCTCGTAGGCCATCGGGACGAGCGTTGCCGGGTAAGGCGTCGAGACCGGTTCGCCGCCTAAGACTGGATCTGGAGGCGTTAGGCGCGTGACGACGCCGGCCTGGCCATACTTGGCAATGAGACGCTGCGCCGTGGCTTGCAGGCGAACATAAAGTGGAGTCTCCATATTTCGCTCTTCCCTTTTGAAAGCTTTGGCATATTTACGCCTTCATATCCGCGACGCTTTCTCAAGGATCTGGGCTCATGACCGCCGCTATCAGCATCCTCGTCACAGTCCTTTTCGTCGCCGTCGTGCTCTATCTCGTCCAGAAGCTTCCGATTGATTCGACGATGAAGCAGATGGCGCAGATCGTCATTCTGATCGTCGGCGCGGTTTCGCTGCTCATCTCTCTGGGCGTTCTCTGATCGGCATCCAGGCAAGGACTCCAGCTACACGACCAACGCGCCCGGCCAAACCGGCACGAGGAACGGCCAGAGCAGCCCCTCGATCGTGGTGACAACCGGTGTTGCGAGCGCCACCACATCGTCGATGTCAGTCGACGAGGACGTCGCGTATTCGACCTCAAGCTGTCCGACCTTCTCACGCTTCACCGTCGATGTGCCCGTGACGACGGGCGAAAGGCTGCCCGGGTTCGTCAATTCGAGGAATGCAGCCTCATAGGATGCGTTGATAATCGGGACTGGCACCTCTGCGGACGGGATCGCCTCGCCGTAATAGGTCGTGGAGCCAGTGCGCGGCCATGCTCGCTCCTGAGCGTAGCCGCCGGTCCGCTTGCCGCTGAACCGTGGTTCGTACCGATCGATCACCAGAGAACCGCGCTGGCGCGCTGCGGTCTTCTGAGCATCGGTCGTACCATCGGGGAAGACATAGCCGGCCGCCGTCGCGTATGCCGTGAAGCCGTCGTTATCGCCGTATCCAGCCATGTCATTCTCCGGTGGGTAGAACCCGGCGCTTATGCGCCGGGCTGAGTAGCCAGGTCTTCGAGAGCAGCGATGATCTCGTCCTTCTTGGCCGGCGTCTTGTCTCCGAGAAGCTTGGAGGCCGCAGACTTGAAGGACATGAACTGCACGGCCGGGTCCTTCGCCATTTCGAGGACTTCGGCTGCCGTCTTCGGCTGTTCGTCCTGCCCTGCCTTGAGCTTCGCCAGTTCGGCGTCACGATCAGCAAGCAGAGCTTGCAGGCGCTCAAGTTCGGAGCCGGCATTGTCGGCCGCGTCCTTGAGAGCAGGCGCCCCTGCGACGACAACCGGGTCGTCGGTGTAGTCGCCGTCGACCTCGAACCACTTGGACGCCTCGATATGAGCCTTCTCGCGGGCGAAGATTTCGACTTGGACGGTATCGCCCGGTTCAATGAGAACCGGGCCATTAATGGTGTTGACGCCGCGGGCGCCTGCCTGAGTGTTGGTAACCTTCATTGTCGCCTCCCCTTAAATGCCGTCGAGGTAGCGGACGGCCTTCGGACGACGGATGTCGACGCCGCCGACGCGGAAGATGCCCGGTACGTCGAACTTGATCGGTCCGGTCTGCCATGCCGGCAGGAACCGGAACGGCATCGGGATGTGCATTTTCAGCACTTCCGGCGAGCGGCGATAGGCGACCATACGCTTGGTACCGCCGGCGCCGGCCGTGTCGAGGTAGCCGAACACACCGCGAATGGTGAGCGGCTGGCCCGTGGTCCGGGTGTAGATGTTGTTCCGCTCGATCCATTCGAGGATGGTCGTCTGGTTGACGGCGTCGATACGACGGGTCGAGAGGTCCAACAGGACCGAGTACGGCAGCAGCAGAGTGTCCGCGATCTCGGCGCCGAGCGTGCCGGTGAAGATGCCGGTGAGCTGGCCGTTGATGTCGCGAAGGATCTGGTCCGGCGTCTTGCTGGCGAAGGTAGTCGCCGAGCCGGTACCGTCAGCCGGGGCCGTGGTTGCCGTCGGCGTCGAAGAGTTGACCAGTCCGGTGTAGCCCTTTCCGGTATCGCCGACGAAGGCGACGCTGTCGATCTTCTCTTCGGCGATACGGCGAGCAGCCGAAGCCTTGTCCGACGTCAGAGCCATGCCGAGCAGCTGAGCGGTGCCCAGTTCCTCGAGCGTGTAGCCGTAGCCGATGGCGGCCATGCTGACGCTCGTCTCGAACTTCTCGCGGGTCAGTTCGACCTTCGGCACATCGTGCGCGAGGCCGGAGAACCACTGAGCCTGACCGACCGAGTCCATAGAGAAGTAGGTGACCGACTGGATCCATTCCGGAGCCGACGTGTCGACAGGGATCAGCTGGGAATACTGGATCTCCTGGTACTTCATCGCATAGACGGTAGGCTCGATCAGCGAGGCCTGCCGGATGAGGAAGCTCATCGCGACCTGCTGAGCGTCATTGGTAATGATAGCGTTCATCGAGATCGCTCCTGGTTAGCCGAGGCGGAGAGCGGCGAGACCGGCACCAGAGGTGCTGGTATCCCACTGCGCGCCTGCGATGAGGGTGTTGGACGTCGAGACGTTAGTGAGAACACCAGTCGCCGGGACGTAGTAGACGGGATCGCCGACGGCGACCGCGACCGAGGCCTGCACGACAATGACGCCCTTCTTCATGACGGCGACGTTGTCGTACTGCTCGTACTTGCCCGTCGGGCGCGTGGTGTCGAGCACCGCGATGCCGGCGAACTTGGCCGTAGCTTCGGAGTCGACAACCTGGTTGTCGGCCGTGCCTTGCACTGCGACCTTACCGAAGCCGATGCCCTCGACGTCTTCCGCAAGGCGGGTGACGACGACGGACGGCTCCATGTTGAGGTTCATGCCCTCAACCCAGCGGGCGTGAGTGGCGGCGTAAGTGGTCTGGATAGCAGGCATCACTTAGCTCCCTTCGTCTGCCAGGCCGATTCCAGATCGGACACCATGGCCTTGTGAGCGGTTGCGGATGCGTTGGCGTCATTGGTCTGCGAAAGACCATTCTGAACAGCCACGCGGAACGGATCGACCCCGCCCTTGCCGGCATCCTCGACGAGCATGTCGAAGCGGGCATCGATGTAGGCGTCCGATTTGTCGGCGACGGCGGCATCGCCGATCTTGGCGACGACGACAGCCTTGCGGATGGCCGCATCGCTGAGGCCTTCGGTTTTGACGTCCTTCGCCAGGACCTGGGCCTTGGCGACGAGATCGGCACGAGCCGCGACGCGCTTGTCGAGGTCGGCGTCGGAAAGCACTTTGGCCTTCGTGGCGTCGATCTCGGCATCCTTCTTCGCCAGTTCGGCATCCTTGGCGGCCAGAGCCGTCTGATGTGCCTTCTCGGCGTCGGCGAACTTGGTATTGGCGTCGGCAAGGCGCTGCTGCAGCGTGCCGATCACCGTGGCACCCTGATCGGTTACTTCAACCGGGATGCCATCGACGGTAACCGTCTTCAGGGTCATGATCTTTTCCTCTTGCGGTTTATGATCACTGGTGAACGGGGCAGCGCCCCACTGTCCCACACCGTCGCCGATGCGAGCTTTTGATCCGGCGCGGCCACGCTCGACGATCGCGACGTGGTTGATCCGGATATCTTTCTGGATGGCGTCGTACTTCTCGCCCTCGGGCGTGGTGCCTGCTTCCCATGCGAGATCGCAGGTGTAGCCGGCGGATAGCTCGCGCTTGCCCTCGTCGATCGCCTTGATTGCAGCGGCATCCATGACGACGAGAGGGATGCGAACGAACTCGCCGTCGCGCGCCACCTCGTCCCCGATCTGGCCGACCGACACGGCCTTCCATGTATCGGCGGTGACCGCTTGGGTCGGATGGTCGTTCGTCACGGGCTTGTGGGCGTAGCTGCCGAGACTGTCGCGGGCGAAAACCTGATCGGCTGGTCGATAGACCTTTACGACCGGCATTTCAGGCTTGCCAACCTCATGGCCTGCATAATCCTGGATGCCAGTGCGCGCGGTGCGGACCTCAGCAACAAGGTAGCCGTCGGCGGTCCGTCGCGTTCCCGCGATCGGTGCAGCGTCGATGAATTGCATAGGTCTATTCCTCGCGGATGCTGGCTCGCCAGTTGTTGTTGACTTCCTCGAACTGCTCCGGCCCAAGCACGATCTTGCCGCGGTACGGGTCGACCTTCGACAGGTCCACGCCTTCCGCTGCCCAGGTGATCGTCACGTGTGGCTGGTAGTCCGGATAGTCCGTCTCGGCGCCGAGGCGCTTGATGTCCTCGTGGCGCCAAGTCAGGCGCGAGGATGCGAACTGCAGCACGACGGCCTCGCCGAACTTCTCCATCAGCCTCGGTCCGCCTGGCGCGATGGTCATTTCGCCCTCTTCATCAGAGGACCATTCACCCGCCTGCCCGACCTTTATCCAGTCAAGCGGCGTGCGGGTATGGATGATGGTGACGTGCAGACCATCCTGCACCGTGTCGAAGCCTTGGCCCTTGGCCCACGTGATGATTTCGGCTGCGTTCAGAACGTCGCGACGGACATAGAGCGTGCGGGGCGCGGCATCGGCCGTGACCGGCTTTGCCTTTTCCTTCGGCTCCTCGCCAACGGCGGCGCGCTGCTCGTCGTCGTCGGGCTCCTGCTCGCTAAGCTTGCCGTATTCCTCAATTGCAGCATCGAGACCGGGCAACGAGCCGTCTTCAACGAACGTGTTGACCAGAGCATCGGACAGCGCATCGATCGGCAACAATGCCGGGGATGTCGAGGTGCCGGCAAGCGCCCGAGCTGCATCGGACTTCGTCTTGAAGACGTCGGCCTTTTCCTTTTCGGACATGCCCCAGAGCGGCGCCCACTCGTAATAGATGTCAGGGTCGCGCGAGCCGAGGGCGCTGCGGATGATGCATTCGTCGAGCCGCCACATAGCCGGGCGCATCTCGACTTCCTGCATGGCCTGCAAGCGGTCGTAGTAGTTGCGCAGGTCGCTTTCGCCTGTGGCATTCATACCTGCCGGTGACTGGCCGAGAAGCCGGGTCGCCGGGATATCGGCAGCACCCGAGACGATCTGCAGGAACGACATCAGGACTTCAGGCAGGGTGGCAAAGCTCGCCGTCTTCTGCTGGTACTCCTCTTCCTTGTCGAGGAGCAGGTCGCCGTTGATACCCTTGGCAGTTGCCGCGAGCGAATAGCGCTGCATGATCGTGGCGCGGTACCGCTCATCGGCGAGGTTGTTCATGAAATCCGGGATACGGATGACGTTGACCTTCGCCTCGAAGACCAAGCTAGCAATGTTCGCCGCGGTGCCATCGGCCTGTTTGATCGCGTCGACCACGGCCAGGAGGACACTGTCGCCCCACCCTGCATAGGTCGTCGTCGTGACGAGCTCGTCGTCGGGCTGCGCACTGCCGTTGAAGATGACCATCCGGGAAGGATGGATATCAACCTGCATGCCATCTGCCGATTTCAGCTGATAGAGCTTTGGCTTGCCGTACCATTCCGATGCCGGGTCGCGTTCGACCTCACCAGCCGTTAGTTGGCGGCGCGACATGACCGTGAGGTATTTCAAGCCACCTTTGCCTATACGCTCGACGTTGAGCGGCGTCGTGAGATCCTGCTCGCCGGTACCGATGACCAACGCGGCGCCGCCCCAGAGCCGAGCCTTGATGCGGGCTTCGAGCACCTTGCCAGCGACGTTCAGCCGCTTCTCTTCAGCCTCGATGGCCTCAATCTGCGGCTTCTTCGCCTGCCAGTCACGCCAGGCGCGCACGCTATCGAATGCTGGGATATCGACGATCTTCCGCGGCAACCAGGCGCCTCGGTAGGCGTTCAGCAGCTCCTCGTCCGAGAGCATCGGCATCGAATAGAACGTAGCCGCCGCCTTGTCCCGGCTTGTGCCGAGGTTGGCGACCATATTCGTCAGGCTGTCGCGGACGAAAGCGATGATGTTACCCATGTCCGCTCCTAAACGTTCGCCAGCGTGAACGTGGTTCCGGTGATGTGCACGTTGTCGGCCGCTATGACCGCATCGGCGAGGTTGTGCGACTTCACGCCGAGGTCCTTCTTGAGCTTGGCCTTCGGCACCACTCGCTTCTTGCCCTCGGTCTCTACCCACCACGGCACGCAAAGCTCGGTGAACAGAGCATCGAGCTTTGCCTTGCCGATCTCTGAGGCGAACGACAGGATGTCTTCAGGCTTGATGGCCTGGCCGCGCGTCACTGCATTGAACGTGAGCATCGCGCGGCGCGCCGTATTGGCCCACGCCTGCGCCTTGAGGTTCAAATACTCATCTTTGTTGAGCGGGCTGTTCTTGTTGAAGGGGTCGCTCGGTTTGTCACCATCCATCACGGCGCCACCGGCATGGAATGCGTAGTGCTTTACCTTCGCGCCCTCGACCTTATTCTGCTCATCGATATAGCCGCCGACGAAAGCCCCGACGCCAATCGTGTCGTATGAAACCGTGGCTTCGGCATGCTTGGCCTTCGTCCAGACCCTCTTGGCGTTTTGGACGAGTTGGTCCTTATCCGACGACCAGTCCTCGGCCTCAATGAAGACGCCATCGATCTTGTCTGCGGTTGCGCTCTTGTCCTCGCCGTCGTCGGCGGGGTCGAAGCCGATGATGTTGCGGCCGGTAAGACTGACCTTCAGAACCTTGTGAGCGTCAACGCAGGCATCCAGCCAGCGGCGCTTGAAGATCGAAAGCTCACTGTCGCCCAGAGGCACGCCACCATAGACGTGCTCGAACAGTTCGGGGTTGCGTTCCTGCATCGCTGCGATGTCGCGCAATGCCTTGGCCGACAGGAACGGGTTCTCGGTGTAGTTGATCCTGCGCACGATGCAGTGCGGCGGGACGTTGACGACGAAGTTCTTCCAGACGTAGTCGGTGACCAGCTTCGGGTTGAACAGCAGGATCGCGAGGCTGTCTTCCTTGCGGATGGTCGGGCCGATGACCGTCCATTGCTCCTCGGTCAGCTTCTCGGCTTCTTCCACCCAAAGGATGTCGACATCGGACGTGCCCTTGATGTCCTCAAGGTTCCGCTCGATACCGTAGAAGATGAACTCCGCGCCCGTCCTACGATGAATGATCGTCGTCTTCTGGACATCGAACGCGGCTTCAAGCCCGAGATGAACGATTGCCCATTTCAGTTCGGTATAGACCGAATCCTGAATGCGGTTCTGGAAGCGGCGGATGCAGAGCACGCGCATCCTGACTGCAACATGGTCGACCAGGCGCACCAGCTGGCACGCCGTGTCTCGTGTCTTTGAGCTTGAGCGTCCACCGTGGAGAACCGCGATGTCTGCCTGTCCAAGGAAGACTTCTTCCCAAAAGCCGTGAAGCGCTGGATTGGTGAGATGGGTGGTGGCGTCTAGCTCTTTTCGCTGCGCAGCACTTCCCGCCATGTTCTTGTCTCGGTCTGTATCGGGGCGCCGTCAGGTCCGGAGTGCTCGTGCCGCTCAACGAACATGCCAAGGTGCTTCCCGATATCCACGAGCGCACCCTTCTTGTCGTGGAACTTGACCTTGATGCCGCCCGTCGAGTTCTGGCTGATCTCGGCAATCGCCGCTGCTGTGTCGTCGTCGATCTCGTCGCTGGAAATCAGTTGGACGTTGTTCGTGACGACGTTCTTGATCACAAGGACATCACCACCATCCGGGTTGTCTTCCTCGGTCACCAGTGTTCCCTGCCATTTGATCGCCCTGCGAATGTCGGCAAAACCGATCTTGGCTAGCTCTGCCAGGACGCGTTCTTTGGTGATGGCAAGCTTATCGATGGCCTTCTCGGTGGCTTTCCGCTCCACCGTCTGCTCCCATTCCAAAAGCTCGGCGACGCGTTGTCTGATGTTGTCTTTCTGCTGTAAGCGCGAAGCGTTCCCCCGGTCAGGCTTGAAGCCTGCCTCCGCATACGCGTCATCTGCTGTCTTGCCTTTGGACAACGCCTGCGCGAATTTCTCATGGCGCGCGTTCTTTAGGACGGGCATGCTTTAGACCTTGTCAGCTTGCAGGAGCCAAAAATGAACAACGAATACGCGGAAGATTTGATCGCGGAACTGGCGTCGCTTAACACCCTCGCGATGACCGCACTTAAAGCGATAGCTCGGACGCAAGAAAACCCAGCCGGCTATCTAGCCAAGGTTCTCGAGGATGGGTGCCGCGCGATGGAGAAAACCAACTACTACAGCATCCCAGAGGAGCGCCAAGGGGTCGTAGTAGAGAAGGCCAAGGCGCGGTTCACTGAGGCCGTCACCAGCATCAAACTCTAACGGATGTTCCAACCTCTACCCTCGCCTGAGGGTACAAGTTGAGACATCGGGGAACCGGGCGGTTAAGCCCGGCTCTCCAATTCAGGCAAGCGGGATCAGGTTCGCATTCGATCCGGTTCAAGGCTGAGGCCGTGGCTGTGGTAGCTATCGCGGTATACCGGCCGGAGATCGGCGATCTTGCGGTAGGCGGTGATGCCGAGGCTGCGCAGCGAGTGCCAGGTGTGGCCGGCGACGTAGGGGATGGCAGCAAGGGCAAACGAGGCGACGACGGTTGCGACCGCAACGCAGATGTCGAACACGCGGTAGAGGCTACGGGCGAAAGCGTGGGCGTAGTGGAACATGCGCATACTGGTTCCTTTCGGCTGGGAGAATACGAAAACCCCGCTGACCGGGTGACAAACCGGCGCGGGGCTTTCTGGCGCTGAACAATGAAGGCGACCACCCTGCGCATAGACGGCGGTCATTGGATGGTCGCGCTTGCCCGGTCGGGGTCTATCTGCATTTTCCAGCAGCACTACCGGGCAATCAGGAATCGAAAAGCCGCCCAGAGGCGGCCTGAATTTTGGATGCATTTTTCCTTTGGGCAGGAGTTGGAAGGCTCCCGGCTGGGCCGTCGAGTATTCCCGTTGCACTTGGCAAGGTCCGACCGCACACCCAAATCACGCCGCCGAATATAAGGCGGTTGAGCTTGCTCGGCAAGCCTCCATTTCTTGATCCATCGCCTTCAATTCGTTGAGAATCAACAAAACATGTTGACGACTTGCGGGGGCGAGCTCGTCGATAGCCGCTTCAGCCATCATGCGGATTGGTACCTTCTTCCGCCGACCTTTCGGGAAGATCAGCCCCAGCCGCTTGTTGAGCGTGTTACGGCGGTGGGCGTGGGACAGGACGAGCCGCTGCTCGCGTTCGCGCTCCCACTGCTGTCGCTTCTGAAATTCAGCGAACATGAGACTGCCGATCGAGGTGTCCGGAAAGGCGATGGGGCCGCGATCGAAGGACGGACGGACGAAGGCCGAGACGCCATCGATGTTCCGGACGCGCTCGAAATCGCCCTGCTCGATGTTGACGAAGGCGTAGCCGACGAGAAGCGGGAACCGGCGCTCGATCATCTTGTTCGTCCGCTGGTGCTGGGTGATGTCCCAGAACGAGGGCATGTAGACGTCGATGCCTTCGGCGCGGAGACTGCGTTCCAGGATGCTTTCGCCCTTGCGACGCTCGCGCTCCTGCTTCTCTGCTTCGGTCTCGTCGTTTGCCGGTTCGAGCACGGTCGCCATCCGCTGGGCGCCGGGAACCGACCGAACTGCGTACCAGGCCGTTTTCGTGTTGATGGCGTCGTTCATTGGGCGTTCTCCATGTCGATCTTGTTCAAGGCGTAGGCGACGGTCGTGTGGTCCCGCGAGAAGACCCGGGCGATGGCGTGCAACGACATCCGCCGCTGTTCGCGAAGCTCCCACATGATCCGGTGACGGTGCGTTGTGACGGCTCGGCGCTGCGACGGGCCGAGCATGACCTTTGACGGGATCCGCAGTTCGAGACTCCGAAGCCGGACGTAGTCGGTCGGGGTTAGGTGATGCAGTGTGCGCAGCTGGTGGGCGCGGAAGGCGATGACGTGATCGTTGGCGTCGGGGCGTGGGCGGAGCTTACGCAGCATTGGCGGTTCTCCTGCCTTCGGACATATCGGACCAGCCCTGCCCGTCCGTCGTCTCGAGCAAGTGCGGCGGCACGCGGCAGCCTGGCTGCCCGGGCGCTGGACCGAGTTCGGCGACGCTCCACATGCGCTTTGCTCGGGCGAAGCGCAGGCGCCTTGCCCAGTCCTCATCGGCTGTAGCTAGTTGCGGCGCTTGCACTAAGCCCTTGCCGGCGGCGATACGGCGTTCGTAGGCCTCGCGAATCGCCGGGACGAAGTACGACCAGGATCCGGCCGGGCGGGACATTCGCGCCACCCTCGCCCGGATCACCGGAAGGATATCGGTTTCGAGATCGACGCCGGACGCGATCAACTCGACGATCGGGCCGACGATGAAGGCGCCATGAGGCTGGATGCCGTTGTCGCCTGCCGCATCCATCAGCTTGCCTTGGATGACATCGAAATCAGGCTGCGCGGGAGCTACGCTGCTAAGCGTAGCTTTTGTGTCTGTGTCTGTGTCTGTATGGTTGAACGGTCGTTGAACGTCCGTTGGCTTTGCCTGTTGAATTTGTTGCTTTTTCTGCGCGCTGGCTTTGCCGGCTCGTGAGTTGATTTGCAATTTGCTCGCGCGACGTGAAATTTCGGCCTCGGCGCGGCGGTTGGAAAGCATCCCGTCGACCAGACTGAACTTGCCCAAGTCGACGAGCCTACTGATGATCTTGGAGAAGGCGTTTTCTCGCATCCCGCAGTACGTAGCCAGGCGTACTTGATGAAACTCAATCGGCCCGCTCTCTTCATAGATGCGGCAGAGGATCATCGTGTAGACGCCGACCTCCTGCGCCGAAAGACCTCGCACGCCGTTCATGAAATCCGCCGGATAGAAATCGAAATATGGGATGTGCGGTCTGCTCATGTCCGCGCTCCGTTCCTGACTGCTGAGTAGGCCATGTCGGCGAAGAGGTTAACCGTGCCGAGAGACCCGTTGCGCTGCTTGGCGACATTGAATTCGAGCTTGTTCCGGCAGGCTTCCAGGCGATCTTCACGCGCCACCTGCTCCTCGTAGGAGCCGCCCTGCTCGCGTTCGAGGTAGTAGGCCTCACGGAAGAGGAAGGCGATCATGTCGGCGTCCTGCTCGATCGCGCCGGAATCGCGAAGGTCGGAGAGCAATGGGCGCTTGTCTTCTCTGCTCTCAACTGCTCGGTTAAGCTGCGACAGGAGCACCACGGCGATATCGAGCTCTCTGGCGAGCGACTTCAAGCCGGAGGTGATCTCGGCGATCTCATTGACCCGATTGCCGCTGTATCGCGACGACGGGCGAATGAGGCCCAAATGGTCGACGAAGAGCACCGACATGGGATTGCCGTTCTTGCGGCTGTCCTCAAGCATGCGCTCGGCACGGGTACGGATGTCGGTGACGGTCTGCCCTGACTGGTCGTCGATGATCAGCGGCAGCTGGTTGAACCGCTCCTGAGCGCCAACTATTAGGTCCAACTGCTCGTCGGTGACATCGCCACGGATGATGTCGCTATATGGGACCGACTTGCCCCAGTCATAGAGCACGTCCGAAATCGCGCGGGCGGCGACCTTCTCGGCGTCCATTTCGAGCGAGACGAGCCCGCAACAGGCCCCGGCCTTGGCGGCAGCGATCGCGACCGACAGGGCAATCGTGGTCTTACCCATCGACGGCCTGGCACCGATCAGCGTTAGGTCTCGGCGCTGGATACCGCCCGTCATGCGGTTGAGGTCGACGAGGCCCCAGGTGATTCCAGTGATGCCGGTACCGTTCTGCTTTGCCTCAGCAGCCGACGTTACAGCGCGCATCGCCGCATTGGCGATCGTGACGCGCGTCTTCCGCGACGGTCCCGAGCGGACCTCGGCCATGATGTCGTCGATCGCCCTCGCCGCCTCGTGAGCGATGATGCGCACGTCGGCCATCGGGTCGTTAGCCGCGGCATAGACGCGCCCTGCCTCGTTGGCGAGCGCGAGGCGTGCCCATTGCTCGATGATCTTGCGGGCGTTCTCTGGCGAGGCCGCAGCGCCGGCGGTGGCCGTTGCCGTCAGCCGAGCGAGATAGGCGCCAACCTTCTTGTCGTTCGCCTTCTCGAAGACCGTGACCTGGTCCTCTGGAAGCAGCTTTCGAACAAGCGCCGGGTTGCAAAGGTTATAGCGCTCGTATGCCGCCCGGATCGCGCGGTAGATCTCCTGGTGGAACTTCTCGACGAAATGATAGTCCTGCAGCGTGGCTAGGGTCTCTTGGCTCTCGCCGCCGTACATCAGCGACCCGAGCACGTTTTGCTCGATATCAGCGACGTATCCCTTGGCATCGAATACAGGGGCGTTCATGCAGACGCCCTTTCAAAACCTACGAACTCTTTCTGCTCCTCGTTCATGAAAAGCGACAGCCAACGGCGCCAAGCTCGGCCGGCGGCAATGCCGTCCTCTATGTTGCCAGTGGTGGCGGCCAGTTGCTGGGCTGCCGTGTAGGCCTCCCATGCCTTGTTGATGTGGTCGTTTAGAACGATGACGTTGCTCAACGGTGGTCACCTCTTGCGATGGCTTGGGAGAAGGAAATTGCGTCCTCGACGCTGTGCAGCGTGAACACCGGAGAGCCGCGCCAGTCGTCGGCGAAGGTCTGCTGGTTCGCGTTCAGCCCCTTGCCGTATCCCTTGGTGCCGGTCTTGACCTCGACGAGGTAGTTTCGGCCGCGGAAACCGCAGAGGAGGTCAACCGGCTGATCGAGGCGGAAGACGCTGAAGCCGACGCGTTCGAGGACGGCGACGATCGCCGGCTCGGATGCATCACGCTTGGCCTTGTGGCGCGGCATGCTCATTTCGCCCACTCCGCTGCCTGGAATGGTTCTCTGCCGGCGTAGCTGATCTTGTTGATCCGACGGGCGTGCAAGCGCTCGGTGTAGTCAGCGTTAAGCCGCGCGCTGATGAGGCGGTCGGCCTCATGCTCCTTGATGTCCAAGGCGTCGGCTATGGCGATCGTGTCGGGACCGAACCTTTCGAAGGCGTCGAGGAA